AGAATTTTTTTTATAAGTTTCTTTTGTTCAGCACCTTCAGAAGTTTTCCAATACGGATGTTTTTTGGGTAAATCTTTTAATAACAAATCTGTACCTTCATCGTTAATTCCAATAGATGTATTGTTTAATTCATCTAACGCAGAATACAATGTTGTTCTTTTTTGTTTTCTTTGATTTATTTCATCCCTAGAAAAATCAGGATCTGGCGTTACAAAATCTAACGCAACATTTTTTATGTTTTCTAATTGACCTATAGCCATTTAATCTTCCTCATCTTCTTCTGCAATTAATATAGCTGCATCTACAATATTTATGTTTTGTGTTGTTTCATTTTCAACTGTTAAATCTTGTTGTTTTATTTTGTCATATTTTGCCCAACCATCGTAAATATTGTTGCCATAAATTCCAACTAACTCTTCTCTTGTTCCTACTGATTTAAATGCTTCACTTTCCCAAATTGTTCCGTATTTAGCTAATGCTTCTGGTGATGTATCTCCTCTATTTGCAAAAGCAGACATTGCTCCATTTAACTCCCATTGTTTAGGATAACGCCCTTTATTATTTTTTAAATAATTATCTACCCATTTACCTTGAAATGCTGATGCGTTTATTACTTCTTTTGATAAATGCATTGCTTGACCAATTAAAATTTGGTTAGCTTCTGGTGATTTATCATATGATGGCCCACCAGATACCACAAACGCCACATCTTTATCAGAAGCAGAGCCAGATAATTTTTTCATATTATCTAATGCAATATTGTTAAATTCTGCTAATAAAACTTCACTAGAAGAAATTTCACTAATATCACCTTGATATCCTAAAGTTCTTAAAACTCCTTTAATATCTAAAAATGCTTTTTCTAATTTTCCTGTTTTGCCACCTGTTTCATAGGCTTTGATAATATTTTCATAACTTTCTAAAGCAGTTTGAGATGTTTTTGAATCTGCCATTAATGTATTAACTGCAGCATTAGTGTATTCAATATCATCTTTTCCTGCTTCAAAATCCAATTTTTGTTTAATTGTTTCTCTTTTGTTTTGATCGTTTCTTTCAACTGCTTCATTATATGTATACAATTCACTTGTTGCAGGATTAATCATTTTTTGTATTTCTGCAACTTCTTCAGCATACGACATTTCGCCTTGATTATTTTTTGCATCCCAATCTTGACTCCATTTAAGAACTGCTTCGCTTTTATTAGTAGAAGCAAGATATTCTGGACTTTTAGTAAAAAGTGAAAAAGCTAATTTTTTAGGGTCATTAATTTGTGTTTCAGTTTTCTTAACATCTCCAAATACTCTTTCACCAGTATCATCAAAATAATAATAACCATCTGCAGCTTTAGTTTTAGTTCTAGCAGGAGTTGATTTAATAATATCATTGGCCATAGACATAGCACGATCAGCCTCTTCATAAAGACCAACTTGTCTTAAAGCATTTGATATAGCTTTAAAATCTTCAGCAGTTTCTGGACTTGGATATTGTTGCATTATAGTATCAATAGCCATTTGCTTTTGCATTCTAGGATCACCTTGACCACCCATCATGCCTGTCAGACTCATTAATGTCGCATTATCTCGATCACCAAGCAATGAAGAATTGTAATACATTCCGTATCTTTTACCTCCACCACCTACTTGTCCTGCCTTTTGAGCATCAAGTTCCATTTGTCTGTCCATAGCATATCTGGTATCAAACATACTTGGCATTGTAAAGTTTTCTGCCATTCTTATCTCCTAATTAACTAAACAGGCTTCCTAATATAGAACCCCACGCATCACTTCTGCCTTTTGATTTCTTTGCAGCTTCAAGTGCTTGTAAATCTCTCCATGCTGTTGAAGCCTCACTAACACCTGCCATGTTTGCAATTGGTTGAGGTGTAGGCATTACTTTCATTCTGTTAGCAACTTCTCCGAGATTAAACATTGTGTCTATAGCACCATATTGTCTGTTTAACCCAGAATCAATAAGTTGTTGTGATTGTAAAAACGCTTGATTTTGCATTGCTAAATCTCTTTCATTTCTTATTGCAGCAGCATCTACATCTTCTTGAAATCGGCTAGTTGAAGATGCACCAGTAGCATTTTGCCTTTCTCTTCTAATTGCTTCTTCTCTAGCATCACTAGGTGCATACATACCACGCATCATATCAAATTGTTGTTGATAGGCATCTTGCCAACCACCACCTGCTAAAGCATCTGCTTCTTCACCAAAAACACCTTGCCTTTTAATCATGGCATCGTAAATAGCTTGGTTTTCTGGCGATAAGCTAGAAGTAACCATGTTTTTATCTCTATCCCATTTAACCTGTCCACCTACACCAGTTACATCTGGGGTTGATCTTTCCCAAACTAGCTTGTCTAATTCTTTTTGGTATTCAAAGTCCATTTCAGCAAATTCAGAGCCTCTACGACCTCCACCACCAAAACCACCTAAAGGTATATTAAATGAACCAGTTTGTCTTTTACTAAGTGGAGATGCTAAGTATTCTTTATTACTAACACCGAGTGTTTGTCTATTGCCTAGTCCATACGAACCTCTTTGTTGTTTGTATGCTTGTGCATAATTTTTTGGACTGTATGAGCCATAGCCTTTTTGTCCACTTTGTCCTTGAAATAATGCCATTTCTATCTCCTATTTAATTAAAGTACACCTAGTATTGAAGCTGCACCTGCTACTCCTGGCCCAGAAAAATTACCTTCTCCACATAAACCACCAGAACCACCACCACCAATACTAATTACAATCTTTGTTGGAATATCTCCGCTTGTAGGTATTGTGTATGTTCCTGAAGCAGTTCCACCTGCTGTTCCTCTATCACCGCCCGGGCAATTTTCTTCACCAAATCCACCTACACCGCCATCTGAAACTGTACTTGTCCAGATAGAAGTTGACCAGCCAGAAGGCACACTAAAATCTCCATGACTTCCAGTAGGTGAACCACCACCCATAGAACCACCAGAACCACCTGATGCAGTTATAGTATGAACTACAGTACCATCAGCCTTTTGAAACGATAGTGTTGTAGAACCTCCTGCTCCACCGTGAATAGGTGTACAGTTTTTACATAAGTTCTTTCCACCTCCACCTCCACCTCCAGAGGCTTTGTATTGAATACTTGTTTCAGCACCATTAATTTGATAAGTGCCACTTGATGTAAATCCTGTTAAAGCAGGTATATAGTATGTCCAAATCTTTGTACCATTAAGATACACATTAGCCATATCAGAGCCATTAAACTTGACTTTTTTACCTGCTGCTATCGCAGAACCATTAAAATATAAATCACCCATATTATGTAGTTACTATGTATAAATCTCCACCAGAAGTATAAATCTTAGCGTGTCCGTAAACAGTTTCACTAGACCTAAGTGCTGCGTGTGTTGTTACATCAGCATCAATAGCTGCTTGTACCATTGCTGTACTAGCTGCTTGTGTAGTATTAGTAGAAGTAGCAGCAGTAGGAACAGTAACTACCCCAGTTACAGCAAGTGTTCCACCTATAGTTGCATTACCTGCTATAGTTGCATTGTTTGCTGAAAAACTTTCACTAGAATCTCCGTTTAAATCTGCTTTAGAGTTAACTGCTGTTCTAACTGTTGTAAATTCAGTATTAAAATCAGATCCAGATATTACTTTTGCTGCATCACTATCTGAAAGTGCATCTTTTCCTGACCAATTGACTGCTATAGTGTAATCACTCATCGTATTTTCCCTTGTTTTGAAATAATTGCTAAATCTTGTAAAGAAGTGTTATAACCATTACTTACAATACTTAAATTTAGTTTTAAATGTTTTGCACTACCAGTAAGTGCTGTTTGATACTCTTGTAAACCGTATATTGGTGTATATTTTACATCACCCCATAATGAAGTAGATGCACCCCATAACGCTACAGAACCAGAAGTAGCAGGGTTTAAATTTATTTGTGTAGTAGCTGATGGGTTTATACTAAAATCTTTATACCATTGTAAACCTAAAGTTGCACCACTACCACCTTCTAAAACTAAAATCATTTTTTTAAGAATAGAAGCAGCTAAATCACCGACTCTAACCCATATACTAGATACATCAAAAGTAATAGGAGCATTACTATAACTAGCTGCCCCACTAGACCAAGCAAGATCCGTGTCAAAATATCCTTCATAACCTGCTATTCCACCATCTTTTTGTCCTACTAATAAACCACTATATAACTCTGTATATATCATTGCACTAGGTTCTCTATCTGACTCAAAAGACCAAGTTGTTATTCTTGGTGTGCCTTCTGGTGTAATATGTTTAAAATCAAAAATATAAGTAATATTTTTATCTGTAAAAGTCATAATGTATATGCCTTCGTTTTCTACATACACGCTTTTAACATTTGTGCTTTGCCCAATATTTCTAATTATTGTATCTTTAATATTAACTGTTAAATCTGTCAGAGGTAATTTGTCTTTTTCTGTAGTACGAGCAAGTGATCGTAATCCAGTTGTAGATAAAAATACTAAATCATCACCAATAGCTTGAACGCTATCTCTGGCTATACATCCTACACCTCTTATAACTTCGTCAAGTGCTAAAGAACTTACAGTTTGTGGGGAGTTGTATATAGCAATATTTTCTTTACCAAATATAACTAGCTTTCCATAAAACGGTGCTAGTGCTACAACTTCATCATCACCCCAAACTTTTTTAAGGTCTATAAATCCTGTATCACCACCTGTCCAATCATCACCATCTAAAAGATTAGAGTAATAAACGACATCTTTTGCTTCTGCTACACCGCCACACCATATTCTTCCATAAAATCCCATACCGCAACTAGGGTCAAATAATGTGCTAATAGAAGCAGGATCCGTTGCATGTGCTGTCCACCTAGAACCAGAACTTAAACTACCATCATATCTTTGTGGAACAACTCCAGCATGAAAACAATGTAATCTACTGTTAAAATTAACAAACTGCCAATTACCTGAACTTCCTGACACAGTATGTTTTACATCAGCACCACTACTAGGAAAAGCAGCATTTGGTGCAGTAAAGTCAATTCTATATATGCTTGTACCATGACTAGCAAATATTTTATTAACACCATTAGTTACAGATTGGTCAAAATGCTCAATCATTGATCCAATAGCTGTACCTGTTGGAACTACTTTTTGTTTTAAACCTTTTCTAAATGATATTCTTCCAGACTCTCTAAGTACAACATTGTTGGCAGAAGTCAGATAACTCTGATCTAATGTTGCAGGATTATCTTGTGTGTTAAGTCCATTAACACCAAAATCATTTAAAGGTTGATATGCTAAAGATTTTGCCATTATCTAAAATTTAATCCTGTTGCGTATTGACTACTATGATTTTCATTTACAAACCAATCTGATTCGTATTTAGTATTACCACTATCTAATATAATTGCTTGTTTAAGTGCTTCATTAGCTTCTTGTGCCATTAAACTAGATTGCGTTCCACCATCTTCACCT